TAAGTTAGCTGTCATGTCTTGGAAATTTTTAAATTTTTTGTTGAACTTGCTTATGAAGAAACCAAAATTTTGCATAGCAGCAAGGCCACTAAGCTGATAAGTTTCAACAGTTCGTAGTAGATTAGCCGGTACTGAACCTGACATATTATCACCTCTTAATCCGTTAAGTTAATTAATAGGCTTGCTTAAAAACGATAGTGTTGTTTTAAATCCTCTAACGTCTTAGGGCCGCCCTTTGCACGTACATTGCTAGGTCGAACTTGTGATAAAGGTTCATCATTTGCTTGGTATTCATCTGTTGCAGCGTTTGTCTGAGCGATTGACTCGGACAAAGTTGTTAGCTCTTTAAGACCTCTTGATGGCATATTTCTAAGCCAAGAATTAATCTTCTCTAACTTCATTGGTGAATTTGCCAGCTCGTACATAACGTCTGCTGCATTTTCTAAACCACTGACTGCATGAACTAACTGCGGAAAAGCTGCATGCTCAAAGTCGCCCAACACATCGTCAAAATCTTCGTACTTGTCTTTCCCTGACTTCAATTTTGAAAAATAAGTGTCTGCTACTCTTTGCATTTCAGATTGCCTTGCTTCCACTTCGGCTTGGGTCGCTTTTGAGTCCATGTCTGCTTGCATTTTGGTAGAAACTTGCTGATATATTTCATCAATATCAACATTTTCACTACCCTTCATGCCGCCTACTGCTTGAGTTTCCCCTAGCTTTAGCTTTTCAATTTCGGCCTTATGCTTAGCTTCTAGCTCGCGTCTGACTTTCTCGGCAGAGTTGAACCTTTCACGTCCAACAATTTCGTTTATCTCGGCTTGCGTTTTCTGCACATATTCTGGCGCAGCCTCAACAGACGTATCCTCTACAACACCACTTTTATCTGAATCATCCATTATCAAATCCCACTATTGCCCGGTGACGGTAGTACCCAAAATCGTTTGGTTCGCTCAATTTATACCCTCTTGAGTAGAGGTAGTACCCTGAAAATCTCAGGTAGATTCACACTTATGTATAGTATCGGATAAGGAGTATGTCAATTTTGCTGACTTTTTCAGGGTTTAAAAAATAAGCTTAGACAATGAGCAAAAGGCTTGATATTCTCAGGATATACAGAAAAGGATTTTTAAATGAAGGTTTACAATACAGGTTTGGTAATAAAGACAGCTGGAATAATGCCGCGTAAGTTGGTTTTTATTGACGGGAGATCTAGCGCATGGCCTCCAGAATTTACAAAAGGGCATCCAGAATTAAGGGAGTTGTTTTATACTATGGTGTTAGATATTGAGTCTAAACCTAGGACTAGGGGTCGAGTGAAACTTACTGCGGTGTTTGGTGATGAGCATGGAGAGGTTAAAAAACGCTCTGTGCATGCATGGTGGGATCAACTAATACTTGATCAACCTGTCGACGTTAAGTAGCTTTGTCGACATGTTAGATTGATGTGTCTATAGGGCATACATGTTAACTGGCCGTTAGGCGTAGTTTGGTTTTGGGTTTGGGTTGGTTATCGGCGTGTAACTGTAGTGCTGGCTTTTTAGAGCCGTATAGAAAGAGCATTGCGCCGTTGTTTTGGATATTGATTGTGAAAGTTGGTGTGGCGTTTGCGTTTGTTGCGTTTGGTTTGTTGTAGGCAGATTGATACATTGCTAGCGCGCCGGCGAGGCATGCACCGCCTGGAACTAAGAGAGCTGGCAAGAAAACGCCTCCGATACATAAGCCCACTCCTACAATCAGCGAACCCCAAAAGATTATCCTTAGCCTTACTTGTCGTGTCATATTGCACCCCCGTCAGAGTGTGCGCTCTAGTTATCCCATGCGCTAAAATCTATATCAATGCCTTGAGTCCTTAGTACCGCTTCGGCGGCCTGTTCAATTGGTGTGTTTTGCTTTCTAGAAAGAATCACCGCTAGCGTTCCGCCGATGAAGCAGGTAAAGATTAAAACCCATTGTGTTGCTGTGGCATTTTTCTTTATAAATTCAAACATGTAAATTCCTTTTAGTGCCGTTGCTTACATTATAGACTGTTACCGATTTGTTGCCGAATTTTAGAAAACGGTAGTAATGTTCCATGTGGAACAAAGCCTTAAGTGGGGATGTGAATTTAGATTTCACATATGTGAACTAACACTTCACAGAGGGTGTTCCATGTGGAACACGCCTGTTAAGGGTGCGCGACTCAAGGGCATCATTGCCGCGCATAAACTATGTAACCAGTGTTAACGCTGGCTTTACGCCATATCCTAATAGCATAAATCCAGATTCATTCATATCGTCTTCAAGTACACACCCTACACCCTCTAACGAGTATATGGCTTCATCTTCATCACCTAGATCAATGTAACATTCTAAATCGCCATGGAGCTTAAGTGCCGAGGTTAAGTTATGCGTTAACTCTGATATCTTCATACACGATCCTTGTGTAGCTGGTTATTGATTACTTCTTCTTGGTCGCCTTTTTCTTTTTGCCTTCGCCTGCGACAGACATTGCAATTGCCACTGCTTGGTCTTGTGGCTTACCTGCTTTGATTTCTTTTTTGATGTTAGCCTTTTTCCCTGCACTTGTCTTGGCTTTTAAGCCCTTGATTAACGGCACTTTTATATCCTCCCTTATCTTTGATATCTCATTTTCCATGTGTTCAATTTGCGGATAAAGCATTGAAAATACTACAGATGGCTTTGTCTCCCTGCGTAGTTTCTCCATGTCGCTCAGTAAGTTTAGATGTGCGACTTTCAAAACATGCATCTCTGTTTGTAATTGAGTTATAGCCTCTCTATGTCTGCTAAAAAACATTAAACGCCCTCAAGTTGCTTTGACAAGTAACCAGCAAGCTCATGCTTTTGGTTGCACTCAAGCTCTAGTTCTTGAAGCTTGCAAGCCATGCTAGACATCTTCTTTTCTATCTTATCTATCTCAAACTTAGTCTGTGAAAAAAACCTTTGTGTTTCTTTTGAATTTATCATCTAGTCTTCCCTATACTTTCAATCATTCCCATAGTTAGCTCTACTGCGGTTCGCGCTTGTTCTGCGTCCTCGCGTTCCCTTGCCAGAGCTGCTTTAACTTCATCGCTCTCTATCTTAGCAAGTAATTCAATGAATTTCATATCGTTTTCTTGCTCTTTAATAGCTAGCTCGGCAGCTTTGTTTGCAGCGACTAATTGTGCAGCTTCTCGACGTTGTTCTGTCTCCATTTCAGTTTTAGCTATTTCAGTTTCGGCTAGTATTTCTATCTCGTTGGGTTGTTCTGCTTGCGCTTCTGCTTGCTCTTGTTTACCTTGCATGTACTTGGCTGCCTGCTCTTTAAGATGATCGATGCCGCGGATGTCCAAGTTGTCCAAGATTGTCTCTAAGCCGAAATTGTTTATGAAAGTGGCAAAGTCCTCACTTGCTGCGGTCAGTCTTATTATCTGATCAAGTGCTACCTGTTTTTGAACTGCGGCAGATACACCCATCTCTACTTTAACTAGCAAGTTGTTGGGGTCATAATCCATGAAGACACTTTGTTGGTCTTCTTTCTTGTTGATCACTTGATATGAACGCTTGCCGTCCTTCTTGATGATAGGTAGTGTTCTTGGAGTGTTGTAGTACTTCGGGATTAAGTCTACGATTATGTCTGCCATCCGGTTTAGACCGTTGTTGAAGCCCACCAAGTAAGGTAGAGCCGCTGCGTTGGATTGCATTGCGCCTTGTTGTATAGCCACGCCAGATATTTGCTTGTCGTTAGTTCCTAGCGTTGAGTCGTAGTTACCTAAGATGTTTTGCATGTGCGTAGCTGCACCGTTGAAAGTGCTTTCTAATACTGACGGTATCTGTCTGCGTTCAAGAATCTGTGGCGCATTAAGCTGTATGTTAGATTCTTTGTCTAAAATCTGGTTGTATACAAGCGTACTTGCAAGCTGAGGATTTGTGTAAGCTTCTTGATAGTCATATGGTATTGCTTCAATGGGTACTATGTATTGATGCTGTACAATGTTTTCCATCTCACCAGCTAGCGATTGCCCAGCAAAATTCATAAGCTGTTGCATGTCTTTAGCGTGCATTAAATATGGCCGTGTCATTTGCACTGTCTGACTATTATCTGAACCACCGCCGGAACCTACAGACTCACCCGTACCCATCTGTGAATCGTCGCCCTTTATGAGGGCGGAATTGCCATCAATAAAGACTAACGGAAACTTTGTAAAATTCGTGTCGTCTTTAGATAGAATCTTTTCACCACAAAATTTGTAGCGTTCGAGTGTTTCTAGTTCTGTTTTGCGTGACTGTAGTATTTTCGGAGGCACAGCCATTATTTGTTCTTCATCCCACAATTCAATTAGCTTTTGATATTGATCAATCGGCACAGTATGGCCGTTAGTAAGCTTTACTATTTCAACCTTTTTAGTTTGCTTAACAAAAAGCGACGCAACCATTATCATGTCTTCTTTTTGATTTAGATAAGACCAGCTAAAGCCCTCAAGTGGTGTAGTCGTACCCGTTGCCATGCAGTCGCCAGCGTCCATGTTAAACTCGTTTTCAAAGTCTTCACACGTCATGGGCACAAGCTTACCGCAGTACTGACCGTCTCCCTTGTGCGAAAGTCTAGCTACTGGATCGAAAACCGTTAGCGTGGGATCAAACACCCTTTCACATTCAATCACTTGTTCGAAGCTGCGCGGATTTATGTAACGTGTGATTACTTCACCAACAGAGAAGCCGCCAATTAACAGGTCTTTATAAAACTTATACTTCAAAGAATCGGAACTACTATCCGCGAACATTCCAAGCAAATATCCTTCAATCACTTGTAGTGTTTCTGTAAACTCGGGTGTTAAAATCCACGCTGGCACCCCGTCCATTGCACGCACGTCAAATGACGGAGAGTGCTTGGCAAACTCGCCACATAAGCGTGATGCCATCGCCTCCATAATGTTGAATTGCAATTGCGGTTTACCAATTGCTTGTAGTGCTGCACGCTCTTTTGACGTTAAGTTTGTGGCACAAACGAATTTAGTGAAGTCCCAAAAACGCTGATTGTTTGACTGCCAATATTGTTGCCATCCTTCTACACACTTTTTTAATTTTATTAGTTTCTCGGCGTTGTTTCGCCCCAGTTTATACGACATTAAATCATCCTTTATTAATAGCCTCTTGCATTCCTTAGAGCATTCATTCTTGCGCTAAAGACTTGAGCATGCAATTTAGCTGTGTTTCTGTGTGCCTCATTTGCGTGATCTCTAACATGTAGCGTTTTGTCAATTAGAGCTATCTTAACTGCATCATAAGCCGTATCTGCAATATCATCAAAGCGATGGCTGTTATTCGCAGTGATTTTCATCATGTGACTAACGCACATGCCTATATGCCTCGCTGCGTATGAAAATGAGATTAACTTACTAGCTATTATAGGCTGCATTTCAAGATAGCGATCAGCTTTAGAGCCTGATGCTTTTGTACGCTTCACGTCACGCACTTCAAGACCTCGCATTTCTGACAAAACACTACACAATGTAACGCCTGTAGATTTCTTTTCAATGACCGCTACGCGCGGTTTAACTGGATGTAACATGCACTGACTATAGAAAGATTGAAACTCGGACTCAAGTTCTTTTGGCTCGACTCTTATTTCGTTACAGTCTATCCAGTGCAGCGCGTATTCTTCTATTTCGTATGTGTCGCTGATTTTGTACAAACCCCAAAAGCTAAACACGGTCGCATCGTTATAGCTTTTAGAAGTCTCGGCAGTGTCAGCTGTTATGAATGTGCATATAAAAGTAGGGTCTTCATAGAGTATGACAAAGTCTTTTTCTTTGTAGAGCGCGCCACCAGCGGGCACAGGCTCTTGTTGATACTGGCTTGAGAACACATAAGGATTCTTTGTTTTTTTCAGCATTAATTGTGACTTGGGGTTCACCTCAGGGTATAAAGCGTTACCCACCGCGTCTAGTGATTGCAGCACTACAGCCTTGTAGGTGCGTTCATCATCACCCCCCAACATGTACGCACATATATCATCTTCGTGTAGGCGTTGCCCGATGAAGACCATTGGCACATTAGGCGCGCGCGGTCGTTGTAAAATAGTTTCTCTGTAGTTTTGTATCACACCCGATCTAATAGTGTCGCTGTGCGCTTCGTCAGGCTTGTGCAAATCGTCCATTATGATTGCTCCAGTGAAGTGATCGCAATTCGGCAAGCCAGCATCTTGACCAGTGATTGGGCCACTGGAGCCAAACGCTTTAACACTGCCTCCAAAATTATTTACAAAATGGTCTTTGGCTTTCATGTCGTATCTAATAGTGATGCCGAATAACGCAGCGTAATAAGGGCAACTGATAACTCTCCTGATAAATTCAGTGTGTTTAGCTGCGAGTTCGTGGCCGTAAGAAATGTACAGGTATTGGCTGTTAGGAAACTCGGACATTGTCCACGCGACCCACAAGGCTAACAGTGTAGACTTGCCGGAGCCAGGTGGAACATTGATCAAAAGGCTTGGTACTTGCAGGCGTTTTGTTAGCGTCAGCTCTTTTGCAATTGTGATGAAGTGTGACTCTCTGCAGGCGGGATTGCTTATCGCAAACTCACGACCCGTCACAAGTGGGAAAAAGATTTGGCAAAACTTGATGAATGATCCCCATATTTCGGCGCGTACTTCGTCTGGATTTATCAGCGAATTAGTAATCCCTGGCATGTTTTTTATTTAGTTCAAGTAATGCGTTTGCGATAGTTGCGACTTGTTCAACTGTTGCGCTTTGTGTGTCTTCTTTTTTATCACCAAAGTTTTTGGGCGCAAGCTTCGATAAGTGCCACTGATGAAAGCGAAAAACAGCGTTAAAGCGATTCACTTCCGCGGTATCCGCTGGCAGTTGGTCAGCTTCCTGCCAAAGCTTATCGGCAACAGCGTGTGCTTGTGACTCTTTAGCTTGCAAATAGAAGGCGAAGAACCCAGGGTTCAAAGCTCGCCAATTTTTTACAGTTTGATGATCGGGCATCCAAGCGTTAGACTCGCATAACGATTTTAAACCGCGAGGAGTAGTAGCAATTAAATTGCAAATGCGTTTTGCTAAAGCTTCAGTGTAAAGCGTTGGCCTTCCGCCCTTATTCTTAGCCTTTGGCAGCGACTTTTTTTCCTTTTCCATTTTTCTTTGACTCCTGTTTAGGCTCCAAGGATTTTAGCTGAGCTTTCATCGCAGGCGATAGCTCCACACTCTGTGTAGTCATAGACTCAGCGTCACGAGGCTTAATTTCTTTACGCAGCTCTACAAGCACATCTTCAGGGGGCGGTAGCGGACTTTTCTTTGACTTGCCAATATCGCTAAGCTTCTCTTCACTACCGTCCGGCGCTTTAGTCTTATTCATGTAGCCAAAGTTTGCTGATTTTAGCCTGACTTTTTCAGCATCTTTATGTATCTTATAGAAATTCTCGGGCAAGCTTTCGTGCGTAATCGGATTCGCAGCGGATGCAAGTTCTATAACTTTCGCGCTGTCTACTTTACCGGTTGCGTCACACACCACACAGTCGGCTGACATCATACCTAATTGGCGCGTCTTCTTAGTTCCTTGACAAACTGGGCAATTCTTCAACATATGTCTCTCCTGTATATAGAGTAACTGTATGTCGTTATGTCATTTTGTCAAATATCATGACTATTCACCACAGGCTGTTGACTTAGCGATTCGGCTGTGGCACAATGGCTCAATTGAGAAACAACGCGGAAACAACGAAATGCCTAATCAACCTTCAATT